TAAGCATTGGGTGCGCTGGGTTGTGCAACCACATCTATAGTGACAATTTCAAAGTCACTTACATGTCCTGTTCTGTCGTCTACGTTACCGCTGCCACGACTGCTGACGCCAAGTTTTACACCTGACGTGATCAGCGTTTTAATCAATTCTCCCATGGGAGTTGGCAATATCTTCAACTTACCGCAACCAGCATGTCCGTCCATCCACATGCCTTCAACTGTGTGGCACACACGATCTAAATTGATTTTTAGATCATCTGGATGGTCCACTTCACCTAACACGGAGTTACCGTTGTGGATCTGTTCGTTGATGGTTTCTACTGCCTTGATAATTTCGTGTCGTGGATAGATACGTTCATTTGCATTCTTCTTGTCGCCTTCAATGCAAATGCCTTTGAGGTAGAGATGCTTTTTGCCAGACATGTCAGACTCTTCTAAGACTTGAATGTTTGCCTGGCTAAAAGTTAAATCTTCTCTTAGGTATCTAGATGACATCTAATTAACCCTTTTTACCACTTGGCAATGGGCTCTTGTTGTTTTGACCTTCGCTGCCGGCGCCCATTTTAGGCTTTGGTGCTGCTGAAGGCTTTTGTGTGCCTTGTGCAGGTGTGTTGCCGACTTTGCCAATCAAGTCTTTTGTGTTGTTGCTGTAAGCAGATGTGTCATGATGTCCACCTTCGGCTGCACCAGTGTGTACTGGACGGCTGGCCATGCCTGCTTGTCCGCTGTTGGCTGCATAGGTAGACTTCTTGTTTACGCCGCCTTCTTCACTGGTAACTGGCTTTGGGGCTGCTTTAAGACTCACGGCTTCCATCATTCCTGGTTCCATTTCGTCAGTGTCGTCCATTTCAATGGCATCACCGCCTTCATCAGGACCAAAATCGTCGCCGTCGCCCATGTCGTCGCTGCCCATGAGGTCTTCAAACTCGGCCATCAATTGGTCTAATTTGTCTTCCAAATTCATGATGTCGTCTTTGGTTGCAGGCTCATCGCTGCTGCCTTCGTCGCCCATGCTAAATTCTGCTTCTTCGCCATCGTCATCAGCAGACATGCTAAATTCTTCATCGTCGCCTTCGGCTTCCATGTTCATGTCAGATTCTTCTTCCATTTCCACGTCGTCGATCAGGTCATCGCTGGCATCGCCGCCCATGCCTTCTTCAATGTCGTCGGCTTCGTCTAGTTCTTCATTGGCTTCTTCAGCCATGATATTTTCATAGATTTGACGGCTTTTTTCCACAACGATGTCATGGAAAAGTTCGCGGGCTTTCGCCTCTTCGTCATTGATTACATATTCAATCAATTGTTCAAAACGGTTCATATGGGAAACTCCTATAGGTAAAGTGTGCTGTTATTTAAGCACAGGGAGAAAAAGACATGGTTTAAGGGGTGAAAAAGGCGTATAAATGTAAAATTTATTACATTGGCGCAGCAGGAGGAGGTGCATACTGTTTTTTGACCAGTTTGAGTTTCTCCTTGAACTCATACATTCTCACATCATTCATTTTTCTCAATTTGTTGAGTTGACGAAGTGTAAGGCGGCTTTTGCGCAAATCGTCCTTTTGTACCTGGCTGTTGTCTTGCGACAAGTCCTGATATGCAGAAGGTTCTTTTTGAAAAAATTCGTTAAGCAGCATGTTGTTATTTATACAGTAGATACATTTGAGATATGGACTATTTTTTTTCCATGCACAATTTTAAAAATCTTGCTATGTGTTTGCTGGCATCATATTCATACCAGTGCAGGCCGCTGCCTTTTTCCAATGTGTATTTTGTCCCATGATGATTGTTTTGCAATATAGTGGGAAATGTCAACAAACTAATGTAGTGCAACAATAAATTATTGTATGAATTATCTGGTGTATCAAAATTTCTGTACCCGCCTGGTATACGTGCATGCCCACCAATAGAAGAAAATATTGTGTATACTGTTAGCAATGCTCTGCCCAGAAATACAATTTTAAACAGAACAATCGGTGCCACAAGATACAAAACAAGCCAGAACAATATGGCAAATACATGCGAATATTCTTCAATGAAGAATGTCCATGTATCATCAAATATTTCGCTGAATTTACGTTCTTGTGCAGCCACGTATTTTTCTGTGTTGCCCCAGTCGGTGTGTGGTTGATACAAATAGTTTACAGGACTAACAGTTCCGTGAGTGTACCAACCAGTGCGCCAATTGGCCACATCTTTGTCACCCTGATCACTGCATTGATGATGTCTACGATGAGCCATGCAGAATCCTGTGACCGGACCCCAGCCGTGATCTACGATAAACAAAAAACTGAATATACGATAAGCGGTGCTTTTGGTATCAACTGCAAACAGTCTGTGAGTCAAAATCATGTGCCCAAACACATCATTTAATGTGGCAGTCCATATTGTGGCTAGAACAAACCAATACCACTGCTCTGAGAAGTTGGCGAATACTGCAAACAGTTCTTGAAATCCAAAGAACCAGGTTATTGTAATCAACATTGAGATTACAACTGATTTTGTACTAATTGTCCACATTAATCAAACTGCAGGTGGAGTAGGCGCTCCAGCGGGCATTGCGCCCGGCGCTGCACCAGGAGTCACAGGAGGTGCACCGGCACCACCAGGTGCCATGCCAGCAACTTCTTCTCCGGTTTGAATGTCGCCTTCCAAGGCACCAGGAGTGATGCCAATGCTACGCAGGTCTTGTCCTGCATTGGTTGACATCTCAGGTTCATCACGTTCTTCGCGCCACAACTCTTCGTTTTCTGCAATTTCTTCTTCGGTCAATCCCAAGTAGCGTTGCAACAAAAAGCGTTTGCTCAAGTAAGGCAAGGGTTCCAACTGTGCAAATGCTGTGATACGTGTGGTATCCAGTTCGCTTTGACGATAACTGGCAAAGTTTTGAGGTGCATTAAACTTCAAATTAAACAGGCTGGAGTCTATGTTAAACCCACGCCATTTCATAAACATCTTGAATTCGTCGTCTAATTTCTGCACAATCAGTGCTTGTAGTCGTTCGCAGTACTGGTTGAATCTGTACTCTTGAATCAGTGCTGTGCCCACTTTGCCGTCACTCATGGCACGGTCTGAATCATCAGGTCCGGTGGGCAAGTAACTTGATGGCACACGCAGACCACGAGCCATTTTGTTGTTGAAGTATTTTAAATCGTCAATTTCGCCTAGGTTTTGTCCGCCCGGCAGTGTTTCTACTGAACTACCACGCCCGTCTTGGCCCTGAGGAAAGAAGTAATCTTCGTTGATGCTGAGTGGATTGTAACTGGCATCCATCATGCTGTTGCCACCACCTGTTTGTGTGGGGATTCTGCGCTGATGCATTTCATTTTTAACTCGTTCCACAAACGCCATGGCCAAGTGTGACGGCATGTTGCCCACGTCAATTTTGAAAATTCGTCGCTCTGGAGCACGGCTCACACGATAGATCAGGATAGCATCTTCCAACAGTTCTTTTTGTTTGAATACTTTGTAGATCTGTTCTAGGATACTGCGTCCAAAAGGCCAGAACACATCCAAGCCTTCGTTCAGGCTGATGTGTACCACGTGCTTGGCATCCAAGCAAACTTCGTTCATGGCAGTCATGAAACGACTGTTGCCCACACCGCCACCAGTGCCGCCATTGGGCATGGTGTAGTTGGCGTTGCCCGATATGGTGCCTGTCACAGGGTTGGTCATGTAGTCTGTGGTAGTCTTGGCTGCCACAGTCATGTTTTGGAAATTGGGGTTGATGTCACGGATCACATACTGCTCAGGACGTTTGCCTTCTGACTCGTTGACAATAACACGGGCAACTTTGCTCATGTCCACCCACATCATTTCAAATGTTTCTGGATCACGCACAAACACTTGATCACCATACTTGATGGTGTTACGGAACAGTTTGAAAATACGCTGGTCCAACTTGTTGAGTTTGATCCACTGTTGCAGTTGTTTTTTAATGATTGATACTTCGTTGTCCGTGGGCTTGTCACGATAATCAACTTCAAACGGTGTACCGTTTTGCTCATTCATCTGTGTGCTGAACTCAGCAATGATGTCCATGCAAGCATTGATCTCTGAGTCCATGTCCATGTTCTCGTACTGATTGTAGCGTTCAAT